CGGGGGAGGTTGAGCCGAGGGAACGGCTTCTTGGGGAACATTCTGACCGTCGTTGTGGGCGGCTACCATCTGCTGGTGCTGGTCAGCTTGGGCATCCAACATTTTCAGATTCGCGATGGTCTCGCCGACTTTGTCGAGAAAAGTTTTGACCTGCGCCAACTCCGCCGGTTTGACGCCGTGCGAAATGGCCTGCTGATAATGTTCGTTGATGTGCGCCGCGAAAGCTTCGAGCGCCGTGGTCGGGTGTTCACCAGACTGAATGTGTGCGCCAAGCTGTTCAACAGCGGGCATCAAAATCTGCAAGTGAATCAGGTGGTTGTCCCGAGGCGAGACCGGCACCGGCTGGCCCGCAGTCAGCAACATGATTTCAATTTGCTGTAGCCGGTCCTGTTCCGCGTGTTCGGTCGGGTCGTTGTCCGGCAGCAAAAGCTTCTCAGCGAAATCGGCGGAGACCTTCGCGGTCAAATCCTCGACTTCGAGTTGGCGCTGATTGTAGAGCGGGTTGCCTTTCTTCTCCGCCGCGATGGACGCAATCAACTGCCGTTCATACGGCGTCAAATCCTTGATGGTCCCGGAAACGGGTTGCTTCGCGAGGGCGTTGATTTCCTCTTTGGTCATTTCCAACGCCAGTTGCTTCCGCGCTTCCTTGGCGTCATCTTCGTCGCACTCCGGGTCGCAGATGCGTTCCTGCATGGTCTGGAAAAGGTTCGTAGCCTGTTCCATGAAGCGAGTGATGCGAACGTCTTGGCCTTCTTCCTCGCGCTGCGCGAGCAGAGACCAAGCCTGCGGCGAGCGGAACGCTTCGCCTTCAACCTGCGGCACCGAGGTCGAGCCGATGAGTTGGTTTACAATCTGGCCGAAGTAGGCATCGAGTTTGATGAACCCCTCGACATTGCCGTCGATTTTCTGTTCGAGAACAGTCCACCCAGAGGGGACGATGATAGTCGAACCGACGACGGACATTCGGAAAGTGTGGATGCGCTTGATGTCGCCCTGCACGAGAGTCTTGCCGGACATGATGAGACGGTCAACGACTTCGTTGCGCGTCCGGTCAATCATTCCTGCCAGTTCATAAATATCTCGACCCACCCCTTTGCTGCCGTGTAGCGTGCCGTTTCCTTTTTGGAAGGAAAAGAATGATAGACAACTCTCAGTCGAATCGAATCGGTCGTCGCGGTGAAAAATCTCCTGCATTTCGGGTCCGGCCACTCGATAATGAGATACCTTGCCTGAGACTTCGCGAGCGAGCAGCGAGTAAACGACAATAACGCTTGCGCCAGCCATGTAAGACGCACCAATCGTAAGTTCTCGCAGGGCATTCTGATACCAAGTCTCCAGAGTGCCGCCCACGTTAAGCCGGTCACGAATCTGGACCGGGGATGCACGGTTGATGGCGTCGCGACAGTTTGCGAGAGACCATCCGGCATCTTTTGCGGCTTCGGGGTCTTCTTTGATTTGATTGAAAAGTTCATGGGGGAGGTAAACTTCTTTGAGAACAACTATCTGCGCCCACCGGACATCGGCCTTGGTTCCGTCCGCGACGAAGGATTCGTCCTGCTTGAAGTGCTTCGGAAACCAACTGTATTCGTCGAGCCAAGAACAGATGGTGTGTCCAAAAAGCGCATTGTCAAAAGCGATGTCTTCGATGAGAGTGCGGAAGCCTTTGCGAGCGCGGATGGTCTTGGTGATAATTTCACGGAAGCGTTCGGACTTCTGGGTTGCGTTCTGGAAAGTGTTGGGCAGCGAAGCGTTGGTGAAATACTTGAGCCCGTCGATGGCCGCGACGAAACGCGGAGCGACTTTCTCAATCATCGCCGGGAGAGGCTTGGTCGTGAAGTTCGAGCGCCAGCCGAAACCTTCGGCCTCCAGCTTGTAGGCGTCGTAGGGCCGTTCGGCGTTATACTTCGCGAGGATGCGCGAGGCGACGATGGAACGGTTGCGGCCAGCCATCACCACAGTCTTGATGACATCGCGGGCCATGCCCACGTCTTGAATCGACTTCTGGGTCGGCTTGCCGGACTCCAGCCCAATCGCTGGTGATTGAATTACGGAGCCCAGATAGTTCTGGGGATACCCCGTGTTGTTCAAGCTGCTATAAGGGCCTCTGTCTTGAGCCATACTCAACTAACAGTTACGCGCTTGGCCCAGATTCGCAACCAGCGTTTGTCCGGGCACTGTTCGGTGGTCAGCATGGTCTTGGCCTCCACCAGACAACCGCACCGGCGGCACTGGCCGTCCTGAAACTGAGGGCACGGCTTGCAGATGGTGTATCGGGTCGCTTCCTCGCGGGGAGTGCAAATGGTCCGGTATCCCCGGAGCCGCGCCCACTTGAGCAGGACCATCGCCTTGATGAAAGTGAAAATCATTCGCGGGTCTCCCGGAAACCTTGTTGGTGCAGCGCCTCCGCGATGAGGTTCCCCGTCAGTTCGACCGATTCTTCGGACAGGTCCGGGTGAAACTCGTGAAGCAGTTCATGGATGAGAACCTCCATCTTTAACTTGCCCTTGAGTCGGGCGTCGATGGCGATTGTGCCGGGGACGGCGGGGTGGATTCCCTTCGGAGCCCTCCACTCGCCGAGTGTGTCCGGCGGCAATTTGCAGTATGAAATCTTTGGAATGATTACGCGTGCTGTCATAGTGTTCTCTTTCTCCAGCAATGTCCCGGCAGCGCCGGATTGTCGATGGTCGGTCGTTCGAGCCAGACCGCGACGGCGTTGTCTTCGCCGGTCTCCGCGCAGCCGTGAAGCCGAGCGTCCTGCCGCGTGCGTCCGAGAATCTCTTTACGCGCCTCGCCGAGCGCCTGCTTGCACGAGCCGCAGCCCTTTCCGATTTCGGTGTTCAGATGACAACCAGCACAGATAGTTGCGCGAGCGCGGGCGACTTCATCAGGAACACACGGAGACTCATGGTTCGCCGTCGCAAGCGCAAGCCACTGTAGAACCCGAGACTTGAGAGAAGCGCGTTTCGTTTGGTCTGCGCGGACGCCGTTGTCGTTACGACATAGGCCGGGGTCCCGCGAGCACGCTTGGTCAACCACTTCCTGTGTTGGGTCTCCCAACGGAATCCCTGCACGGCGTCGATAGTTCGCAACGCGTGAGGCGACTCCAGACCATGTCTGAGCCACAATCTTTGTGCCGTCTGACTCTTTGAAAAAGTGTCCGCCTTTAGGATATACATTCGGGTTGAGAGTGTTCAAAACAGTTCCCCCATTTCAGTCGGCAGTTTCATTGACTCATCGAGATAGTCGTGCCGGTTACTTTCATCGATGCGTGCGCCGCCCGGATAGCGGGCCTCCATCCAAGAGTCGTCCAAGTCTCCCGGAACGTCCACGTTGTCGCCGCGCATTGAGAGGATGAGCCCGGAGCCTTTGCGTGCGGCGTGAACCAAAAGTGTGAGAGAGTCAGCGTCGTTGGGGGAACTGAATCCGCGACTCATGTAGTCTCGCTTCGATTCGACCTTGGTCTTGCCGCCAGCGGATTTGAAATTGCGCTGCGTTAGCTGCGGCGCAAGCTTCGCCAAGTCCATCGCCGGTGACAGGAGAAAATATCCAAACTCGCCCCAAGCGCGAAGCGCGAACCACAACTCGGTGGTCATCCGGTCGTATTGTTCTTTGCACGTCTTGGTGTCTTCCGACATCATCTTCGACTCGGACGCGGACTCCGAATAGTTCAGGTCGTGAATCAACTGGGACCACTCCCACTTAATCAGGTCCGCCGTGCCCGCGCCGTGGCCCGTCCGGTCGCACGCGTAGAAGTCGCCCTTGATGCCCGCCTTGCGGTTGAGCGAAATGATGGCCTCCTTCATCACGATGGTATCGCCCTTCGGCAATACAAACTGCTGAGTCGCCAGAAGCCCCCATCGAGGAATAACTTGGCCTGCGCGGTCTTTGAACATGACGGTCCGGCCTGCGGGGAATTCGATGGACGGAGGAAACTTGATGCCGGTCGCCCGCCCGAAAAGGCCGAGCGTGTGGACCGCTTCATCGCCGCCGTCGAGAGCCAAGTCAGTAGCAGCAACAGGTGTGGGGTCTTCATACCAAATATATTCGCCTTTCCACTTGGGAAACATTCCCGAGGGAATCACTGTGGCCTCGATGCCTGTGGCCGGATACATTCCCCGCCCCATCGTCTGGTAGCCGGGGGAGTTGCGTCCGCCCGCGTTCAGGGCAATCGCTTCGAGACCTGCCCGAGTCTGGAGACCCGGAAAACGTATGCGCCCCTCAAGGACGTTCTCGGACCGTTCGCCGTCGAGACGGAGAACAGACCAACCGCGCTTGGACTCCCATCGAAAGTGTTCATCGGGGTTGACGCCTTCCCAACCGAAGGTAGGTTCGGACCGCTTGCCGACTTCGTCGTAGGGGTTTGTGGGATTATACGCACCGCCGATTTTGAAACCTTGAGCGCCCTTTTCTTCGATTTCGGAGAGGACGTTGTCCACGTCTTTCCAGACGCCCTTGGCGATGTTCTCAATTTCGTCGAGGAAAATAAACATCCGAGACAGAGGGCCAAAAACAGGATGCGGAGTTGGTCTGGGGATACGGTGTCCACCTTGAAGCCTCCCGGCTTTGATGTTATTGCCTTTCGGAATCACCACACCTTTGATTGCCGAGGTTTGATTTCGGCGAGTCAAGCCGATGAACAACTCGCCGATTTCTCCGGGCATCGGAATCGATGCTTGGTTGTGGAGGTTGACCAAGTGAGAAAAAAGATTTCCTTCCAAGTGGTCTTCACTGGGGCCGAGAACACGGATGGTCGTGAAGTGCGGGTCTCGGACCCACTCCAGAAAAAAGTAAACGCCGGTTGAGAAAGACTTGCCCATCTTGGCCGCGCCTTCGATGAGGAACATCGAGGACTCGTCCACGAGATTCCAGACCTGCTTTACCGAGGCGGGTTCGCAGGTGAACTGGTTCGGCGTCCACAGCATTTGCGCCGCCTGTTCTCGCCCGCCGTTCTCCAGCAACTCGTGCAGATACGGCATGAGCAGCGGCCATGCCTGCGCGGGGTCGTGCGAGCGGACCTTGAACGGGACCCGGAAGAAGTCGGCCACTAGCGCCGCAGCGTCAAGTGGTTTTTCAGAATGGAGGAACTTCGCAACCTTCGCCGCCAAGTCTTTCTGAACTGCGTCGAGCATTACAGCGGCCTCCCGCAGTCGAGGACCGTGTCTTCGGTCGAGCCCGCCGGGAAGCGCACGAGCGGAGAAAGGAGCCACCCGCGCTTACCGTAGTCAGAGATACGGCGCTTCCCTCCGGGCCGGTGAGAAAAGTTGATGACGAAGGGCGTCAGTTTTAGCGAACGCCCATGTTTTACTGAGTCACTAAAAACAAGCCGGGGAGTCCATCCTCGATTCTTCCACGAGCGGACCCAGACCCGGAGCATGTGCGCCGAGTCTTCTGAATAATCTGTGAAGACCTTCACCAACTAACAGTCGCCCGCGCCGGGGCGAACTGACAGTTAGTGCGCGGCGTCTTTGACTATTTGGGCGAGAGGGCGAGGCGGGTTGCGGTCCCGGAGGATGCTGCGGACGTTGTCGGGCGTCCAGAGTTTGCCGTAGCGGGTCCGCTTTTTGTTGGCGTTTAAGCTGGAGGAAATGTCTTCAAACGTCGAGCCGCCTTTCCGCATAAGTTCGATGTCCTGCCGGACAAGTTCTTCCCCGGAACGGAAGCCGTAGGGTTTCCGGCCTTCGCAGTGCCCGGTCTTGGCCCGCTTGTTCTGGCGTCCACGAAAGAGCCTGCTGCAAATGTTGGCCTTCTCGAATTCGGCCAGCACGCCCAACATCTGGCGCTGCATGTTCAGGAGCGGGTCCCCGGAGTCAGCGGCGTAGTCGAGCAGCGTGCCGTTCTTGCAAATGTAAAGCTTGATGCCCGCCTTGCGTAGCTGGAGGATGGCGGCTTCCTGCACCATGACGGACCGCGCCAGCCGGTCGCAACTCTCAATCACGATGGCCGAAATGGTGAGCACGTTCGGGAACTGGTTCGGCTGGAGGTTCGAGGCGACTTCGCGACGGCGCAAAATCTCGTTCACCATCTGCATGAACTTGGGCCGTTCGAGAGTGTCGGCGGTGCCGGTGACGCACTCGAAATACTCGCCGACATTGTTCAGGCCGAAACGGGAGCAGAAGGCCGCGATGTCTTGGCGCTGCCGGTCGGGGCCTTCTTTGTCAACTTGGCCCGCGCCGGACACGCGCACGTATGCCGCAATGTTTTCCATAAATCAAATGGTCAGATGGGCCGGATTTGAACCGGCACCAACGGGTTCACAACCCATGATGCTAACCGTTACACCACGCACCTGACAAAAAGTTGGCATCGTGCTGGAGTCGAACCAGCAAGTGCGGCTACTACAGCGGGCGTCCCATTCACAGCCTTGCAAAGCCGATTCTCAAAGACGTGCATCCCTCTGCCTCGCGCACTCTGGACCCTACCGGGGCTAGACTTTGCAAAGCCATACTCCCGGCGTCCAAAGCGCCATAAAATTCTCTGACCGCGTGCCTCGATTTCACGGGACGCCTCTAAGACTCAAATGCCGGGAGCTACCCGCCTCGATACTCTTTACCCACGTCTTCCGGTTTGAACACCTTGCGAGTGTAGGATACCTGTTAGAGCACCCCCCGGTTTTTCAGCCGACTTTGCGCCCGCTTCCAGAGGCTATCTGGTCGCCAGCGCAGGCCGTCCGAGGCCAGCGGTCAAAGAACTTATTGTTGGCTGTCCGGGTTCCCCGGATTACCGGGAGACTATAGGGAGAACGACTCCCAACAAGTCTCTGGTTCGTTACGCCTTGGGATGCGAGCCTTTCCAGACTCGCCCCGGAGAACCTAGACAACCAACACACAATCAAAGAACAATCTGCAAAATCCGGCGGAGAGTGTCGGACTTGAACCGACTCAGCACAACTTCTCGCGAGAAAGAGGCTTCCGCCTTTCAGTCTCTCCTGATTCGGCCCCGGTTTTAATGCCGGACTTTTCTCGCGTCCAATAAGACGCAAACCGAACTAGGGATACAATAGCACGCCCCCTCTGGAGCGCAAGAGGAAAGTCAAACTACCTTTAGGTCGTGACGTAGTAGAGGTAACGCAGAAGCGTGACGACGGGCCGGTCCTGCAACCGTTGCTGGACGTTCAACTGCTGGTCGAAACTCCCGGCGGAGAAGCCGAGGGACAACTCGTAATTGATTTGCGCGTCGAGAGGCAGTTGCGCGGCGGTCGATTTCTTGAGCCAGTCGTTGGCGAAGGTGATGTGAGCGTTCGGACTCACCAGCACGGCGACGATGAAGTCAAGCAACGTGGTGATGGGCGCGTTTGCAATCAGGTCTTTGAACTTGCCCTTGGACTCGAAACCGGAGCGGTCGGCGGCGCGGCCAACCAGTTCGACAATGTCGTCATGGATGCCGGACGGATAGACCAAGTCAGGCGCGGTGCCCTTCTCGATGAGAGTGATGGCCTGCAAGATGTTTGCGCGGTCTGTCGAATTCAATGTGATTGCCATACAAATAGTAGTTACAGGAAGAAGCCTGCGCCGCCAGCCCAGAGTGCGGCGATGTCAGCGTTGCTGAGGCCCCGGTTGTAGAAAGAAAATTCGTCCACGAGAACTTGGATGCCCGAGGTCCCGTTGTAAATCGCCATGCCACTGTTCTCGGTCGCGTGCGTCTGCGCCGACGTGTGATTCGTTCCGCCGTTCAGACTTATCCGCGCCGTGGTCCCGTCGAAACCGGCGACGACGAAACTCCATTGCCCGAAAGTGATTTTGTCCGCGCCGCTTGTCATCGGGGTGACTGGGTCGCCGACATACCAGAGCGCGGTGCCATCGGTGTCGAACTGCAAATCGAACTGGAAGTCGATGCCGTTCTTGAAGACGACTTCG